GGCAACGGTCACACTCATAATCTTCAACTAACACAAGCAGAAATTAATACTGTTCAAGGTGGTGCAACTGTAGTTTCTACTACGATAGAAGCAGGTCACTCGCATGACATCACGGTTTCTTGGAACGCATTTACTGAAAGGTTTATCTTTGGAAGAGATGCTGGTGATGCTCATGACCACGGTCCAGACGAAGATTCTCACACAATTAACCCAACAATTACTGTTGGTGTTACTACTTCTACTGGTTCTGGTGCTGCAGGATATGTATTACTGAACGAAAGTGATGAATTAGACAAAGTTGTTATCACTGCTGGTGGATCTGCTTATATAGCTGCTGATACTGTTACCATTACTGGCGGTGCTGAAAGTGCTGCAGCTACTTGGACACATGCAATTGCTGATGGTGGTATTGATGTTATATCAGTAACCAATGCAGGTACTGGATACACAGATACTACTGCTAAAACAGTTAGTGTAGCAATTCAAAATAATGCTTTTGCTCCTTCTGAGATATCAGCTAATGTTGGTGATTCTATTGCATTTACCAACCTAGATATCGGTGCCCATACAGTACAAGGTGCTGCGTTTGATTCTGGTGATATTCCTCAAAATGCTGTATTCACCTATGTAATTACAGACGACACAGAATTAACTAAAAAATATGAATTAACAGATTCCTATTCTGGTGCTGGTGCAAACCTATGGGTTCGCGATAACACTGTATATATTGATATGGAAACATCAACAGGTGGTGGAATGAGGGGTGTTGCTACTGTAGACGCCGCAGGCACTATTATTGATATTGCTGTTGACCGACCTGGAAAGGGTTATGTTGCTGAAGATGTTATAAAACCAATTGACGTATCTGGTGCTGGAGAAGGTGCATATGCTGATGTAGTGACGAATCGTTCTATTAACACAATTACTGTCGATTCTGCAGGTGCTGGTTATTCACAAGACACTGAGATTCATGTATTTGACCCAACTGGAACACCAATTCTTGATGTAGGTGGTGTTGAGATAGGCAGGACGTATGGTTCAAATGCTTCTGTTAAACCAGTCATTGCTCTGTTAACGGTTCCTGCAGCTTGTTCAGACGCACAATATACAGACCAAACTGCTTGTGAAACTGCATCTGGTACTTGGACTGCTGAAGTCCCTGAAGGTGCTATTACTGAAGTTCAAATGACTCGAGCAGGAAGCAATTATGTTGATGTTGATATTATAATCAATGACCCAACAGGGACTGGTGCTGGTGCAGTATTATCAACTGATGTTCATAACACAGTTACAGACATTACAATGACTGCACGTGGTATAAACTACGATGAACCAATTATTAGAGTAATAGATCCGAAAGGAACTGTCGGCAGTAATGCTGGAAACACAGTAGGTTCTGGTTTCGCTGGAACTGTTGGACTTAATAATGGTATCGGTGATGTTTCTATTACTGAAGACTGGCATGATTATATAAACGGTCAAACACGTATTATCGTGCTTGATGCTCATGCTGAACCAACTGGTTACGGTGCTACTGGTGTTGCGGCTCTTGGTGGTGCTGGTAATGTTTCAAACATAGAAATCAGTAACCCAGGAAGTGCATATAAAACTCCTGTTGTTATTGTTGCTGGTCCAGTTCAGTACACTGGTGGTTCTATTAATGCTGCTGCAACAAATTATGCTTTGTTTGGACCAGAAGGAAACACGAACTCGTCTCCGTTCTCGTCATCTAATACTGCTGGAACTTCATTTAAGAATGGCATATTAGTACAATGGGGTGCTTATCAAGGACACTCATTGAATGACAAATGGACCTTCACGTTACAATCTTGGAAGAAAGGTACACCAGATTCACTTGTGTATGAATCTTCAAGATATAATGGAGGAACAAACGACATGAGGGGTGTAATAACTCTGAAAGATGTTTGGGATGTTTAACAAAAACTATTATAAATAATTACGAATACATAAGAAGGATGAATTAGAACTATGGATATTTTAACACTTGGTAAAATGAACCAGATGGCTAAAGATTTAGACCAAACAATGGAATTCCTAGCGAACTCTACCTTTGATACTCTAAAACTTGTTTGCGATACTCAAGTCGATATTTTAGCAACTCAAACAGGTCAAGTCGCATGCTTGGAAACTACAACTCAAACAGGTGTTGACACCTTACTTGCTGCAGGCGGTGGAGGTCAACCGTATAAAGAATTTGTGATAATGAACGATAATCATTGGTCAGTGCTGAATGGTGGTTGTCATTTAACATGGACTGCACCTGCTAATATCAAATCTATTAAATTTGAAGTGCTAGGTGGTGGTGGACCAGGCGGATCTGGTGGCGGTCACCATGACATGGGTGCTGGTGGTTGGGGTGGCAACTATGCTGCTAAAACCTTAGAAGAAGGTGTAGATTTCACTGCGGGAACTTCAATTTTTGAATTATGTGCTGGTGGTACTTCAGACTGTTCTTGTTGTGCACATTGTCAACCTTGTCGTACTGGTTGTGACTCATATGTAACTGGACCTGGATTATCTAACTTCTGTGCTACTGGTGGAGAAGGTGGTTGGACTGCATGGGATAAGGTTTCTAGTTGTTACGACTGTTCTATTGGTGCTCAATGTGTCATTGGTGATGTCGTTTCTGGTGGTTGGGGACAATGCCAATCATGTACTCCTGGTTTCTTTGGTGCTGATTATGGTTTCACAGGAACTCCTGGAATGATCCATAAAGCTTATGACTGCTGCTCAGATATAAGTTCTACACGTGGTGGACCAACTGGACCATTCGCTGGTTCTGGTTCTCAAGGACGTGACACAAACCATTGTACTACTACTGGTATGGGTTGTTGTCGTGGACATTCTTATTTCCCAGGTGGTGGAGGTGCCTCTGGTCACTATGCTGGTTCGGATTGTTGTTGGGGTGGATTCGGTGCTGGTGGACTTGTCAAAGTGTCTTACTCATAATATATTAACAGGAAAAAGAAAATGGCGGATATAAGCAAAACAATTACCTATAAAATACCAAACGAAAGATTTGGCACTGATGATTCTGGTGGAAAGACTTCCACGCACACATACGTTGGCCCAGCCAAACTGATGTTGCATATGTGTAAAACAAAGAACATGATTAAGGAAGTTTTTGATTTCGATAATCAGAGTGAACAACCAACTCCTGCGGACTTTTATGAGTTAGAACTAGACTGTGAAGCGTCAGATGATAATTGCATTAGATGTACTCTTGTCGGACCTGCGGGTTATGATACTCCTAAAGTATATGAAGTTGGTGTCGGACCTGCTGATCAACCAAATAGAACAATCAAAGATCCAACTCACATTTCACAAGTTATTGATGTAAATTCAGTTGTTCATGGTTACAATGGCTCCTCATGGGAGAACCTGACTTATGAAACTGGACAGACTGGTGATGACTATCCTGATAATTCACACGGTCGTGCTAATTGGGATTGGGACTTCATTAGGGGTAATAGAAATGACTTATTAGTTTCTTCTGATGCTGCGACTTCTGAAGATATGCCTGATGCTATGAAAGCTGAATGGGTTGCATACAGGCAACTATTGAGAGACGTACCTGCCGATTGGGCAGGTGTACCAGTTGATTTAATTGCAATGCCAACGGCACCTGATGAAATCGACACAACTTCAGGTTTTGGAAATGCCGACGTGCCTGTTATTATGATTGCCGACCGAACAGCTGACGATGACGCAATAGTTGCGCAATTACCTAACAACGTTAATTAAGGAAAAATAATGGATATTTTAACACTAGGCAAAATGAACCAAATGGCAAAAGACGTAGATGCTACGTTGGAATACATGGCCAATGCCACATTCGACACGTTACGTGACGTTTGTGTAAAACAAGTAGAAATTGAAGCAACCCAATCAGGACAAGTTACTTGCCTAGATGCTGTCGTTGCCACAGGAGTTAATACTCTTGTTAATTTAGGTGGCGGTGGAAACGGTGTTCATGAATTTATGATTATGAATGATAATCACTGGACAGTGTTGAATGGTGGTTGTTGTCTTGAATGGACTGTTCCAGCAAATGTTAAATCAATTAAATTTGAAGCATTAGGTGGAGGTGGTCCTGGTGGTTCATCTGGTGGTGACCACGATGTTACAG